CTCGTGTATGCAGTGATGACTGCCGATTATATTTCGACGATGCAGGAAAAGACCAATTCGGGTTGGTGAATTCTTCTAAACAACGAGGTAAAATCTGATGATCACATTGAATGACAGTCGGGCAAAAGTCTTAAAACATGTTTTGAGTATTGCTGGTGAAATACTTGATCTTACTAAGGAAGACTGGTTCTCACGAGCTGTCGACACTTCCAATGACGAAGATTGGTTCATCCACAAGAATCTCAATGAGCAGTGGGTATCGTCAGCACAGACGCCTGACGACGAAGAGAAGCTTTATACTAGTCCTGAATATGCGCTTGACATATGTAAGTGTTATACTCACTGGACGAAAGGCAGCGTCAGGTCGACTGTCGCAGGAATCCTCGATATTCGCAAGCAGATTCCTGGATTCGGGGATGGTTGGACTTTCGTCGATTATTTCGCGGGTGTCGGACTCAGCTCCATCTATCTCGCCCAACAGCTCACCGCGGCAGGAATAGATGCGAAGGTCATCTATCACAATAACGCGTCTAACAAGACGCAAGTAGCTCTGGCGAAGAGGTTTCACAAAGAATTTGGCTCGCCATCTAATCTTAGTATGCATCTCAACTCGTCTCAACCCAAGGCCGATTTTTATCTATTTTATGAGATTTTTGAACACATTAGAGAACCGTGGTCATTCGTCGAGGGCTTGTTGAAAAAGCATCAACCCAAAGCTATCCTCCACGTTAGCAGATTTAATCTACCTCTTGTCTCGGGACACTTCAAGAATTACACCTTTGACGGCAAGGTTCTTTCTGGCAAGAACGCTTCCAGGGAGTTCGAAGCTAGATTCAAGCCGGCGGGTTATGTGCGTACCGATATACCTCAATTATTCAATGGCGTACCGAGAGTTCAAATCAGAAAAGACATCATCCCGTCTAGCGTCACCTACAGTAACATGATTTGGAACATGAAATTGCAGAAAAAGCTAGAGAAAAATAAGCAGGCAATCATCTAGGGCTCATTCGTATTTATTGCATGCAAGATCTCTTGAAGAGATATATCCTTGAAGTCCTCGAGGAGACGAGGGGCGCCAGTGTCGCCCAACAACTTCTTCCTAAAGATGGCAAAAACTCTGACTCCAAAAGCCAGAGTGAAGAAACATCCGATGAGGTCGAAGAAGTAAGCTTAGCTGCAAATATCGCTGGATATACTGCTCCATTAGGAGCTCCAGCGATGGCCGCAGGTGAAAAGCCCGTCAAGCCTGGGAAAAAATTCAAAGGTAAAAAGAAAGAGTTTATTCGCTGGAAATGATTGAAAAAATATTTTTCCTGTCGAGTGAACAATAACGGAAACGGATGATAGGGTGAAGTTTCGTAGGAGCAGCGAACGTCGAAGCATGGTGCCTCGTCTGTCGCGGTCCTCCTCGAGCAAAAAGGAAGAGGAAACGGAAATGGCAATTGACCTAGAAGCAATTAAGCGTCGTGTGGCGGAGTTGAGTGGCGTGAAGAAGACGTCTTCCATCCAGATGTGGAAGCCTGGTCTTGGAGAATATAAGATTCGTTGTTTACCATGGCCCACCACTCAAGATGGCCAACCATTCATGGAAAGATGGTTCTATTATATCGGAGAAAATGCTGGTATCTTGGCGCCGAATCAATTCGGCAAACCAGATCCGATCAATGATTTGATTCGTAAGCTGTATAGCAGCGGCAAGTCTGATGACAGACTCCTCGCGAAGAAGCTTCAACCAAAGATGCGATGTTATGCTCCAGTCATTGTTCGTGGAGAGGAAGATAAAGGCGTTCAGGTCTGGGCTTTCGGTAAGATTGTCTATCAGCGTATGCTTGGATTCTTCCTCGATGAGGACGTAGGCGACATCCTTTCTCCGACAGAAGGCTTCGACCTCAAGGTCACTATCTCGAAGGCGCAAGGCAAGCAATTCAATGATACGATGGTCGATCCGGCTCGCAGACCTTCAAAATTGCATGATGATTCTGCGGTTGCTCAAAAATGGCTTGGATCCATTCCTAATCTCGATGACATGTATCGTCTCAAGTCCACCCAAGAGATAGAAACTGTCTTGAACAACTGGTTGAACGGTGGCTCTTCCGAACCTTCACAGGAAGGTGGCGTGAGTCGCGGGGCTGCTCCGGCTGATGAACTTGACAACCTTGTTTCTGAGGTCAAGGCGACTCCACAAGTCGAAAAGAAACCGCAGAAGAAGCAAGAGACAACCAAGAAGCAATCTCTCGATGATGCATTCGCCGACTTGATGGGCGACGAGTGATAGTCTAACAATCGATATTGGGCGAGGCCAACCACCTCGCCCGATTCTTTTCTAATGGAGGATTCATGGCAAAGAAAGAAAAGTCATCGCTTGAAGAGCAAACTTCGGAGACCAAGCCTTCGAAGAAGAACGACGTCGACGATATGATGAAGGACTTGATATCCTCCATCAACAAAGAATTTGGAACTCGAGTGGCATTCAACTTATCTGAGATGGATGCTCCTACAATAGTGAAACGTTGGATCGATACAGGATCTATTCAACTCAACTATGCTATCAAGAATTCAGCGGACGGCGGTTATCCTGAAGGTCGAATCATTGAAATCAGCGGTCCACCTTCTAGCGGCAAATCTCACCTCGCATATCACGCGGCGGCAGTTGCACAACGCATGGGTGGTCTTGTCGTATACATCGATACCGAAAATGCCACACCCGTACAGAAGCTTGCCACGATGGGCATAGACATAAAGAAGAGATTCGTGTATTGCGATTCTCACTGTACTGAAGAAGTTTTCGCGATCATCGAATCTACCATTCTCAAGGCAAAACAAGTTCTTGAAAAGAACGTACCCGTCGTGGTCGTTTGGGATTCAGTCGCCGCGACATCTCCAAAAGCCGAACTGGAGGGCGAATACGAAGATAACACAATCGGTCTTCAAGCACGCGTCATATCGAAGGGTATGCGCAAGATAACTGGAGTCATCGGTCAGAACAACGTAACGCTAATCTGCAACAATCAGATTCGTGAAAAGATTGGCGTGATGTATGGGGATCCGACTGTTACACCAGGAGGAAAGGCAATCCCATTCCACTCATCTATTCGAGTTTCATTGACCAGCGGTAATCCCGTCAAGGATAAGGCCGGCAATGTCATCGGCATTCACGTCATTGCAACCGTGAAGAAGAATAAGGTCGCACCTCCATTCAAGAAATGTGAATTTGACATCATCTTTGGAAAGGGCATCGTGGAAGACGAGTACATCTTTGACACCGTCCGTAGTTTCTGCAAGGAGAATGGTGGCGTTGTTCGGGATGGAATCAAGGTCAACATCAGCGGTGAAGGAGCCTGGAAGGAGCTTATGGTCAACGACGAGAAGGATGGTGTTGTCCTCGCTGAGAAGAAGTTCTACAAAGCTGAATTTGGAGAACTTATGAAGGATGAAAAATACAGGAAGTACATCATGACTGCAATCGATGCAGCATACACTAATTCCTCAAACGTTGCTGAACCTGATAAGAATGACGAGGTAGATTCAGATGAGTAGAATGGAACCTTGGGTAAATTACGTTGCACCCCTCAAACCTCGTTATCAAACAGCCGGCTCCGCTGGATGTGATCTGGTCGCAGTAGAACAAGTAACCATTCCAGCAGGAGAGTGGCGTTTGGTCGGCACAGGATTGTTCTTGGAAATTCCAGACGGGTTTGCTGGATTGGTCTGTCCTCGATCGGGGTTGGCTGCAAAAAATGGTATTACGGTGTTGAATGCACCGGGAATTTTAGATAGCGACTACCGCGGGGAGGTTAAGGTCATCCTGATGAACCACTCCACCCAGGAATATTCGGTGAAAATAGGCGATAGGATTGCCCAACTATTATTCACACCTGTCGCCCAAGTCAAATTCATGCAGCGAGACCAGCTGGGTGAAACCGAAAGAGGCGAAGGCGGATTCGGAAGTACGGGAAAGTAAGATCTTTATCACTTATCTAGAGGGTAGAGTTGCATAATCATTTCTGACTCTACCCCCTGGACGAGTCGCTTCATCATCTGGACTCTTCAATCCAACATCTTTGAAGGCTTCAGGAACCTCAGGTTTCGCTGGCTTGGTACTTGGTTTGGCTCCGGGTTCACCAAATAGGTCTTCGGGAAGCACAACTTTACCCTTGTAATATTTCTCGAAAACGTCAAAGGTGAATCCGTAGTCAAGCAACATGAGTTTGTCATTTAAGACTCCCCAATGATCCAGTTTCAATACGTCTCCGAGCATCATGTCATTTTCTGCCACAAGTCTCATGATGTTCTTCATGAAGAGTGATGCCTTGCTTCTTCTCCTATAGTCTTCGTACCATTCAGATTCTGTCTTTACCGGTTCCTCTGAAGGATTGGAATTTTCATCATAGGCCATCTTCATGGCTTCCGAGGCTGTCTTGGCAGATCGCATGATATCTTTGAACGTGTCGAATGACAAACCAGACAATTCATAAAAAGTTTTTTCTGAATTTATCTTGTTGACTTTTACGGTGTCCGCCGTGAGCCACTTGAATTCAGGATCCCAATCGTAAATTTTTGTGACTACATCGCCACCATATTTTTTTGCATTTTGGCTTATTTTTACTTCGGCTTCGTTTTGGGCAATTCCAGCTTCATTCCTGGCGACCTTTAGGACTTTGTTCCCAGAAAAAACGAATGCTTTTCTCGAAGTTCCTGTTTCCTCAAGGGAGCCTCCTCCGATTTCATTTAGAAAAATGCTGGCGTATGACAACATCGCCTGTCTTGTCCCAAGATTCTTGAAACGGTCAAAACTGAATCTTTCTCCCGCCACACTCTTCACGCCCTTCTTGGTTCGGATCTTTTCTTGTAGGATGGATTCTTTGATGAATTGCCTAACTAAATTTTCATTCATAATTCTATGTATCTTTCTCGCAGGACGAATGTTGTAATTCTAAGACTCTATTGGATATGATGATGATGGTGACATTATTTTTGTGCGTTTTTGTTTCTTGTTTATTTTTCGTCTTGGGTTATATCACAGGACGTGTCGATACTATTTTCAAATTTTTAGGTTCTCACGGGTCTGATAGTTTCACTGTCAACAATGAAAAACGCACGTCAGGTAAATCAAAAAAATCGGTGTCGATAGATGAATCTAAGGTCGTAGTTGACGTTGACGTAAATTTTTCTAAGACGGAAGAACTTGAACTCGGCGAAAAGTCAGTCACCGCTGATGATATAACAAGTGCTAAGAATAAATTGTCTCAACTAAAGAAAGGTAAGTAAATGGCTAAAGGACTGGACGTAGGTACATCTTTCATCGTTTTATCTTCAGAGGACAAATCAGGCAACGTTGAATACAAAGACTTCAGGGATGCCTTCTACGTCATTAAGCCTACGACACCCATCGCGGCGAAGATGATCGAGAAGGGTCTTGCTGGAAAGATCTTCGTCAAGGACGCAGATGGTTCATTCATCATCCTCGGCAAAGATGCCATCGAGAAGGCCGTTGAGAGGAACGATTCCGCCAAAAGACCCATGTTCAAAGGCGTTGTATCTGCAAAAGAGAAAGACGCTCGCCGAGTCCTCTCTTACATCCTTAAGGAGGTTGCAGGAAAATCAGCGAAGAAAGGCGAGAAGCTGGTGTTCTGCATTCCAGCACAACCTGTGGATCAGGAGGATGATGACTTTGATGTTGGATACCATGAAGATGTTGTGAAGAAGGTCCTCGATGAATGTGGTTATGATGCTAAGGCAATCAATGAGGCTGAGGCACTTTGCTATTCCGAACTTGAGAAGGATGACTACACTGGCGTTTGTCTATCGTGGGGAGCTGGCATGGTTAACGTCTGCGTGATGCTGAATGGTGAACCTGTCGTCAAGTTCTCTACCACAAAGTCTGGAGACTGGATCGATCGCATGGCGGCCGTGGCGACAGGAGAAACTGACTCTATCGTCCAGGCAGAGAAGGAAGCTGGAGAATTCACTGTTGGTAAGCCCAATGACAATCAGGTACTCGCCGCGGTGTCTTCATATTACGATCGACTCATTGACTACACCACTAAACAACTTGCTGCTGCGATGGAAGGACACAAGGCACTTCCAAAATTCAAGGATCCGCTTCCTGTTGTGGTCGCCGGCGGAACAACAAAGGCAAAAGGATTCGTCCAACATTTCGAGAAGAAACTGAAGGAGAACGATTTCCCTCTGCCCGTCAAGGAAGTTCGCCACGCCGTCGATCCTCTTCACGCCGTGGCAAGAGGGTGTTTAATCGCATCCCAGATCCTATAATCTGGTATGCAACGACCTGTTTTCATAATTGACGGTCTCAACATGTTTATTAGGTCCTACGCGGCCTTCCCTCAGATGTCATCACACGGCCATCAAATGGGAGGTTGCGTAGGCTTCTTGAAGACGTTACAGAGACTGTGCAGAGAATTTCAGCCTTCCCAGGTTTACGTCACTTGGGAAGGTGGCGGTTCTTCAAGACGTAGGAAGTTATACCCTGATTATAAGCTAAATCGTCGACCAGAAAAGTTGAATAGATTTTATGGCGATGACATTCCGGATTCGGAAGAGAATAAACAACATCAACTCATAACTCTGTTGGACGTTCTCAAGTGTACTCCCGTATGCCAAATTTACGTCTCTGATTGTGAAGGTGATGATGTCGTATCTTATTTGTGCAAAGGTCCCCTTCGCGAAAAGGATAAGGTGATCGTGTCTTCTGACAAGGACATGTATCAGCTATTGGATAATTCTACTAGAATCTATTCACTACACAAAAAAGGTTTCGTCACCGTCGAAAAGGTCTTCGAAGAATTCAGGATAACTGCCGAAAACTTCGCAGTCGCCAAGTGCATATGTGGCGATTCGAGCGACAACATACCTGGAATAAAAGGCGTAGGATTTAAAACTGCCACTAATAAGTTTCCCATGTTGGGCGGAGAAAAATTGATCCTCGTTCAGGATGTCATTGACTATGCAGCCAGTCGTATGAACGAAAGCGCAATATACAAGAGAGTCTGGGAGAACGCAGAAGAAATCAAAAGAAATTGGCAGCTGGTCCACTTGGACGGAAGCATGTTGTCTCATGAACAAATGAAGAAGGTCGATTACGTGATTGATACATTCAAGCCGCAGGTCAATAAGGTGGGCATGATCAAGAAGCTCATAAAAGAAGGCATCACAGACTTCGATTTCGAGGGTTTCTATTATGACATGTCATGTGTCGAAGGTATGAGTTACATCTCGGAGCGCAATAATGGTTGATTCTGAACAAAACAAAAATAACAACGGCGGCGCGTCATTCGGCCAATTTGGTAAATCATTCCAGGAAAAGCTTTGCCAAGCTCTCCTCGTCGACGGCAAATTCGCCGAACAAATGATGGAAGTCGTTGACATCTCATATTTCGAGGTAAACTATCTCAAGTTCCTTGCCGAGAGGTACTTCGCCTATTCAAAGAAATACAAGGTGTTTCCAACCTTGCAACTCTTGGTCACAATCATTCGAGACGACCTGAAGGTGGGAACTGACATAATCCTTCGCGATCAGATCATAGATTATCTCCAGAGGATGAAATCCAATCCGGACCCTGGCGACCTTCAATACATCAAAGATCGATCCCTGGAATTCTGTCGAAAGCAGGCTCTGAAGAAGGCTCTTGAGAATGCCGTAGATCAGATGCAGGCCAACAAATATGAATCTATCGTTGAAACCATCAAACGAGCAGTACAGGTCGGAACTGCTCCTTCTGTTGGTCACGACTTCTTCAATGAAATGGATGCACGCTTCACCAAATTGAAGAGAGACACGATTCCCACTCGCATTCCAGAGTTGGATAAGAAAGAGATCCTCAATGGTGGTTCTGGAAAGGGTGAGCTACTCTGCGTCGTCGGTGCTTCGGGTTCTGGCAAGAGTCATTGGCTTACCATGATTGGTGCCAATGCTCTTCGCGAAGGAAAGAACGTCCTCCACTATACCTTCGAACTCTCTGAGACGGCCGTCGGCATTCGATACGATTCCAACCTCTGTGACATCGATTCAAACGAAGTCATGGATCGAAAGGAAGACGTGAAGAAATATTACGAAGACAACCGTCTTGGTCGTCTTTTCATCAAAGAATATCCCACCAACACAGCTTCAATCTACACAATCAGGTCTCACATCGAAAGGCTCGACCTCAAAGGTTTCAAACCTGACATCATCATCATTGACTACGCAGACATCATGAGGTCAACTCGACAATTCGATTCTCTTCGACACGAACTCAAACTCGTCTATGAAGAACTTCGTGGACTCGCCATGGACCTTCAAGTCCCAATCTGGACGGCTTCTCAGTCCAACAAGGAAGGAGCCAACGCAGAGGTCATCGATATGACCAATATGTCAGAGGCATATGGTAAGGCCATGATTTGTGATCTAATTGTCTCAGTGTCACGTCGACCTCATGAGAAGGCAAGTGGTTGGGGTCGACTCTATGTGGCAAAGAACAGAGCTGGTCGAGATGGTCTCATCTTCCCAATCAAGATGGACACGGCTCGATCAAAGTTTGAAGTGACCGGAGATTCCGAGTCTCCTGATCAAGCCTCTACATCCAATGAAGAAGCCCAAAAGCAAGCCTTGCGACAGAAGTGGAAAGAATTGAAAAAAGAATTCCCCAACGGAAAATCAACTTCTGAAGATTCGTCGGTGGCTTCTTCCATGACCATGTAGTATAGTTATCCATCCCAAGGAGCATCTTGTATGACACACACGAGTGAAGAATCTTTTGCAAAATCAGTCGAATATTTCAGTGGCGATGAACTCGCAGCATCAGTTTTTATCTCAAAATATGCCCTCAGAAACGAAAATGGAGAATTGCTTGAAGCCACGCCCGATGACATGCATCGTAGACTCGCCAAAGAATTTGCTCGTATAGAATCCAAATATAAGAACCCTCTCTCCGAAGAGGAAATCTATGGTTATCTCTCGCGTTGGGAGATCGTGCCTCAAGGTTCACCCATGTCGGCGATGGGCAATCCGTATAAACTCCAGTCACTTTCGAACTGCTTTGTCATTGATTCACCACAAGATTCCTACGGTGGTATCCTCTTCTCCGATCAGGAACAAGCTCAAATCATGAAGAGAAGAGGCGGTGTTGGATTCGACATCTCCACCATCCGTCCCAAGGGCATGAACACAGCCAACGCTGCAGGTACCACCGATGGCATCGGCGTCTTCATGGAACGATTCTCTAATACCTGTCGAGAGGTTGCACAAGGAGGAAGACGCGGAGCTCTTATGCTTACCATCTCGGTCAATCATCCTGAAATTGAAACCTTCATCAACATCAAGAGAGACCTCAAGAAGGTAACTGGTGCCAACATCTCCATCCGTCTCACCGATGACTTCATGCAGGCGGTCAAGGACGATGCCGAATATACTCTGCGCTGGCCTGTCACGGAGAAACCAGAAAATGCAAAGGTTACTCGAGTCGTGAAAGCCAAGCAGGTCTGGGATCAGATCATCGATGCTGCGTGGACTTCGGCAGAACCTGGTCTTCTTTTCTGGGACACCGTGAAGAAGTATACACCGACTGAGGCATATGTTGATCAAGGATTCGGATCGGTGTCAACAAATCCATGTGTAACAGGAGATACTGTAGTTCAAACTAATGCCGGTCCGAAGACGGTCAAAGAGTTGGCCGAAAATAACGCACAATTTTTTGTTAGATCTTTTGACACTGAAACAAGTACTGTTGTCAACAATAGCGCTACTGCGTTCAAAACGAAAGAAAATGCTGAGATATTGCAACTTACAACTAAAGCAGGTAAAAAAATTAGATTAACACCTGACCATCGAGTTTATACGCAAAGAGGATGGATCGAAGCAGGATCCTTACAAAAAGGCGATAAAATTCTTTCAATAAAATAAACGAAAATAACTAATCCTTGTATGTATTTATTGCAACAAGGATTAGTTATGTACGAACATCTGATAAACGAAGAAGAGATGATAAAAGAAACTCGAGACCTAATTCAAATAATTGCCTGTAGCTCTCCCAAGAGAACATTTAGATCCAAGGGAGGATTTATGACCTCGAGTTTCTTTATCAATAAAGACCATGAAGATAGTCAAAAATTGACGAAAAATTTAGAACATCTTTATCATCAGCGTGGAATGGGTTTTAAACTTCTTAGTAAAGAACTTGGAAATGTTTCTTATACACGTCTTAGAACCATATTCGATGTTTTGGGTATAGAAAAAAGAACTGGCACGTCATGTGTAACAGATAGCTTAAAGAAATTAAGATCAGAAAGAGCCAAAAAGTCGAATCCATGGACTGACTGGACTTCAAAAAATATTGACAGCGACAAGAAGAATAAACACCATTTGTGCGGTTGGTATTTCAACAAATCAAAAAACAAATATGTTTGGCTTCGAAGTTCTTGGGAATATGGTTATGCAAATTGGCTAGATTCCCAAAATGTCGTTTGGGACGTAGAAGTTAGAAGTTATTTGCTTTCCGACGGAAGGTACTATAGACCGGATTTTTTCATATTCATTAATGATCGTTTGGATAGCGTGATTGAAATAAAGTCGAAGTGGGCGAACGGATCGATGGACAGAATTGATAAGTTCGAAAAGTTTAAATTAGAATATTCAGATATCAATTCAAAGTTAATAACTGAAGAGTTGTTCTCCTTAATAGGAAAAACTTCTTTTGAAGTTCTTGGCGAGTGGAAAATGATTAGAAATTTGGAGAAATCGAATGGATAATATGGTTGAAAATGTTGTTGTCTGGGATGAAGTGACGGACATTTCTAAAGTTGATAACGAAGACGTTTATGATTTGACAGTGAACAATGTTCATAATTTTTTTGCAAATGATCTTCTTGTTCACAATTGTGGAGAAATCGTGCTTTCTCCGTATGATAGCTGCCGCTTGCTTCTCCTCAACCTCGCCAAGTTTGTCAATGATCCATTCACTGATAAGGCAACATTTGACCATGACCGCTTCTCGAAGGCAGTAGTGGTTGCTCAGAGACTGATGGATGATCTGGTCGACCTGGAACTTGCCGCGGTCGATACCATCATTGAAAAGATTCAAAAAGATCCAGAAGCAGAAGACGTCAAGAAGCCCGAAATCAACCTCTGGTGGAAGATCCGCAAGGCTGCCATGAAAGGTCGCAGGACTGGTCTCGGTGTCACAGCCCTTGGTGATGCACTCGCGTATCTTAACGTTCGCTACGGTTCAAAGGAATCAGTAGAGAAGACCGAAGAGATCTATAAGGCGCTGGAGACCAACGCATATTGCTCTACCATCACCATGGCTGAAGAACGTGGTCCATTTCAGGTGTTTAATCTTGAGTCTGAAAAGGATCATCCTTTCGTGGAAAAAGTTGTTGGTCATCTTCCGGTTCCTTTCCGCGAAAAGTACAAGAAGTTCGGTCGAAGGAACATTGCACTTACAACAACTGCTCCAGCAGGATCTGTTTCATGTCTCACTCAAACGACCAGCGGAATTGAACCCGCGTTCCTCGTATCCTATACTCGTAGGAAGAAGATCACGTCTACTGATGTAACATCTCGAGTAGACTTTGTTGATGCCCTCGGTGACAAATGGCAGGAATACAAGGTTTACCATCACGGCTACAAGAAATGGATGGAAGTCACTGGCAAAGGTGACGTTGTTGAAGAATCTCCTTATTGGAAGGCAACTTCAAATGATGTCGACTGGCCTATGTCGGTCGAACTCCAGGCAGCTGCTCAACGTTGGGTTTGCCACAGTTTAAGCAAAACTTGCAACCTCCCGAATGACACGACTCGTGAGACGGTTGCACAGGTTTATATGTCTGCATGGGAATCTGGCTGCAAGGGATTCACTGTTTATCGAGATGGTTGTCGAAGCGGTGTCCTAGTGGCAGAAGAGCCGAAGAAGGACAAGGCAGATCCATCTGCACAACCTGCAAGTGTCACAGAAAATCACGCGCCAAAGAGACCGAAGGAATTACCTTGTGATATTCATCGAATTAACGTGAAGGGTCCTGAGGGTCCCGAGAGCTATCTTGTCTTGGTCGGAAAGTTTGAAGAGAAACCTTATGAGGTGTTCTGCGGCCTATCATCACACGTCGAGGTACCAAAGAAGGCAAAGACGGCTACACTGGTGAAGAATGGTAAGAAGGATGGCGTTGCCACATATAACCTCCGAATTCCGGTGGGAGACGATGACGAGCTTATCTTCAAGGATGTGGTCGAGTTGTTTGCGAATCCTCTCCATGGTGCATTCACTCGTTCGCTTTCATTGGCACTTCGTCATGGAATCCCGGTCCAATATGTGGTGGAACAACTCCAGAAGGACAAGCACAGTGACATGCAAAGCTTCTCAAAGGTGATCGCGAGGGTTTTGAAAGGGTATATTCCTGATGGAACCAAGTCTTCATCTGATAAGAAATGTGGAGAATGTGGTTCTGAGTCTCTTGTGTATAAGGAAGGATGTGTCACCTGTGAGGCTTGTGGGAACAGTAAATGTGGGTGACAAATAACTTCTGAGTTCCTATTTATCGTTCGAAATGAACGATAAATCATTGAGACGATTAATTAGAAGCGAAGTCAGGACGATTCTCAAGGAAGATTATGCCAAGGGAATTCCTGACTTCGCTTTAAGTGAAGTGGCACAGGCCGCTATAGTCAATCTAAAACACCATCTTAACAATCATATTTTACAAACTTGTTCGGATGCTATTCAGCAAAAAAAGAAGTTTGAAGTGGCAAACGAAGTTTGTAAAAAGTTGGAACCTGAAATCAAGAGTCTCTTGGAAGAGAAGCTACTTGATTTCATGAGACAAGTATAAATTTCTCATTAGGACTCATATCTATTTCATAGAAGATAAGGAGTCCTCATGCGGAAGTTTTATAAACGGTTATTGAGCATCTTCTGCATTTCTGCTCTCCTCTTCGCCACCACGCAGAACATAGTTTCGTCGATAGAAGCCGAGTTGATCGATTCTTCTCGAGTTCCCGTGGCAGTCAAGAAATTCTTATACGTGGATTCTACATTTACTCTCCACGAAAAGACGTGCCTCTCTCGTGCGTCAACAGCGTGGGTCCGAGCGGCCCAGGGTATGGTGCAGCTGGAACTCAAAGAGGTTTCTGAGCGGGCCGACTTTCCGGAAGAACTTGGAAAAGATCACATCATCGTGAGTCGACTCCTCTCCTCTTCTGCCGGCGTCATCGTCCTCGACAGAATCGGTATGGGAACTCTCTATGGTTTTTACAGCGAAGGTGCTGAGGCATCCCAAATTTACCTCGTGGTCGACAGACTATGGGATCCGACATTTTGTAAGATGGTGGTTGCTCATGAGATCGGTCACTCGTTGGGGCTTGAACACAGTGAAAAACCCGGTACACTCATGTTTGATGACGCTCGTGGCATGTCAAGCCGAATCACAATAGAGGACATGAAACAATTCTGCAAGAAATACGAGTGTGAAGTCGAAGAGCATTAACGGTGTAAATCTGGAGAACAGGTATTACTATACCTCCTGTGACTCAAGATCAAGAATATACCAACAAAGTTGAACTCATGGGTTGTTATGGAAATGATGAGGCTCATGCACTCTCTGCTTGGACATCTACATCCAGAGATTTATCTGATGAAAAAAGAGGTAGGATACCAAACCTTCTGAAAATGTTAGCAGAAAATGGACATGAAACTCCCTTCGAAAAATCATCGATCCACTTTCTGGTCACATCAGATCTCGCTAGTCATATCCACATCCTTAAACATCGTATCGGTGTTTCGGTCAACGCTGAATCCGCCCGTTACAAAGAACTCAAGGACGATAAATTCTATGTCCCCTATGACTGGGATACACATGAAAGACAACTCTACATTTGGCACATGGAAGATGCTCTCAAGAAATACCATCAAACCCTGGAGAGATTGGTGTCCAAAGGTATCTCCCGCAAACGTGCTAAGGAATCTGCCAGGCTCTATCTTCCTTATGGCAATCAAATCACTGCTGATGTCATGTTCAATTTCAGAAGCTTCGCCCACTTCTTGAAGCTCAGGTATTCCATGCATGCTCAAGTAGAAATCAGAGACATTGCGCGCCAAATGCTACAACAGGTCAAAGAGACCGATCGCTTCAATTCCACTCTTGAGGCCTTTGGTTTCGTAAAAGATGGCGAGATCGTCCAGCCTTTCGAGTGAACCTGGAGACCAAATGAGATTCATAGTAATAGAAGGACCAGATAGGGTCGGCAAGGCCACCCAGGCAGCCAAACTTCGCGATTGGTTGGTCTCTCATGGGCAGTCTGCCACCATCGTAGAAGTCCCGATTGCCGGAAACTTCACATATCGATTGATATACTGGATGTTACGGAATGGCCTCGCCAAGAAATTGCCGAAAATATTCCAAGGACTTCAATGTCTAAATAGATGGATTTTTCAGACGTTCGATCTGGTGAAACTGGGCCATCGATATGATTACATTATATTCGATCGTTGGAGTCCTTCTACGATTGTCTATGGGATGGCCGAAGGATTGAGTCGAGAATCGGTAGAAAAGATGTATGGTGTCCTCTATAGACCCGATATTACGTTCGTGCTTTTAGGCGATGCTCACAAACATGAAGCAGAAGATGTGTATGAGGCCGACTCTGAGTTGCAGTCCAAAGTCCGAAAAGGATATAGAGAGTGGGCGGCTGAGAAACCTCGTGAACGACATGTCATAGATTGCAAGCAATCCAAGGAACAGATATCGAAGGAAGTCCTTCACAAGCTATCTGATTCTGGTCTATTAAAAATTGAAAGCCAACGTTTTTGGTGATGTATTATGAAAGAAAAGGAGAATGATATGGATAATAAGAGTTACAAGATTTCAGACGCAGTTGCGATGAGAATGGTGCAGATCTTTCAAGAAGCAGTGCTCTTTGGGGTAGATGGAGCGGACCTCATGAGACAGGTCAGGCTCATTCCAGATCACACCGAGCCAGACACAATGACTCTAGATCCTGCTTATGTCGTCGCAGTTGAGGAGATGCACCAGAAGTACATGGCAGAGGCAGAAGCTAGACAGGTAGAAGGACAAAATACTTCTACCATAGGCGATCTTCAGTTTAAATTGATGTCATGAAATAAAAATAGGGGGTTACACATCTCGAAACAATGATTATCATAGGATTGTGAGGCAATTGAGGAACTCACAAGGAGAGAATTAGAAATGCTTTCGAGATATAACGATTCAATGTTGAAGCCCTTCAGCACATTTGATGCATTCCGTTTATTGGATGACCTTTATGCTCCCACATGGAGTTCAAGGCTTTCTTCGTACCGAGCCAATTCGGTCGACAACGGCCTGGAGCTCTCATTGGATCTTCCCGGAGTCAAATCAAAGGATCTCAACGTCCAAATCTCAGATAGATTGATTACTATCAGCGGTAAACTAAGAGGAGAAGATTTCAAACATTCTTATAGGTTGTCGAAAGAATACGATCCCGAAACTGTCTCGGCAACGCTAGAAGACGGTGTTCTGTTGCTGAAGTTTTCAAAAGTCAAGGAATTATCGCCCAAAACTATTGAAGTCAAAGTGAAATAAAGCGTCACCTTTGACAAAGTTGAAAAGCGCTCACACATGTGAGCGCTTTTTTTTGATCGTTATATTTAAGCATGTGTCTTTATGACTTGCTAAAGAGGTAATATGAGAATTTCGCACGATCGTCTTCGTCAAATGGTGAAAGAAGAGTATACTCAAGCT